ATTGTCAAACACTCTCATTCTATTGTTTGGATATAGACAAAACTGTCCATTTCTTAGCTGCAAAAGGTTAAAAGATTTGTGTTCTTCAGGGTTTTCGCTTGTGCTATAATCAACAATATCAGGGCTATTATGGTAATTATCCAATGTGCATATATATGTGGCTTTAATAATTCCAAAATCCCTGGTTAACACTTCAAAATCCATAGTTGATATAAACTCTTTGTGTATAGCCACAACATTATAATCCATGCAGTTCCAAAATTGTAGGTTTGGCAAATCCAAATCAACTTTTGGTGTTTCAGGTTCGGCTAAGAATGCAGATATTGGTAATTTATCAAACAAAGCACCATATTCAGGTAAGTAGGTTTCAAAGTAAAAGGCTCGACCAGCTATAGATTTTGCAGTAACCCATATACCTTTAACAAATTTGCCATGCCCATCTTGGTGGTCTCTTAAATACTCTTTACGAACCCAAATTTGTCTTGCTGGAAGATTACAAATTAACTCTGACATTAATTTTTACCCTTTCTATAGCTATATCTTTTTTCTTTAGATTCAACTCTATCTTTATAGCGATAGTGATTTGATCCATCAGTCATTATATCAGCTAATTCTGACACTCCATAAGACATCTCTGTTGCTTGCCTTGATACTTTGCCAAAATCAACTTCGTTTAAGGCTCTTGGATCATCTTCAAACCACATTTCATCTTCGGCTGGTTCTATTTTTCTTTCTGATAATTCAGTAAAAATACCTCTGACTTCTCCATTTTTACCAACTCCATAACCTCTGCAATCGGCACACATTTTAGCAGTATTCCTACGATTTGATACTTCCCCAAGTTTCTCTTTGCATAGCTTGCAATAATTGTATTTAAATTCTTGCCTATCTTTTGCAATTTGTTCTTGAGTTCTTCTAACAGTTGGCTTTAGCCTAGTTCCCCTAAACATCATAACTCTCCTCTTTGTGACATTCATCACATTCAGCTAAACCTTCAGGTGGTTCATCTAAATGAAACATTTCTGCACAAATCGTGCATTCATATTCTCCCATAATAACCTCCCTTTTTAAAAAATTGTTTATATAATTTCTTTATTTTATAAATAAACCCACTCTTTTTAACTGGGGTGTTTTGCAATATATGTAACACAATAAATTTATTCATATTAATATCCTCTTTTAATTACCTTTAAAGATTTACTTATTAATGAAGCTATTTCCACATCTCCTTTTTTAACTAAGGCACTAACATATTCGTTAACAAGACCCTCGACTTCAAGCATAGCTTCAGGCCAAGTTGGCATATCATCTTTTTTATCCATGTTCATTTTCACTCTCCCAATCTTTACCATCTAATTCAGAATACATAGTTAAACCAAAATCATAACCTTGTTTATAGTAGGCAGACGATCTTTTTTTTTCATCCATGCCATTTCCATTCAACAAAGCATCAGCAACACCATCTTTGAAGAAGTTTAAATAACCTCTTCTCTTTATGTCTATTGGGCTATTCATTTGCATCTCCTATAAATAAAAATCCACCACCATTCCCTTCAGGATCGCAACTAACCTCAATGGCTATATCTTTATAGCCTTTTTTGGTTAGCACGAACTTTGGGAAACCATTGTAGCCATCATCATTAACCATGCCTACATATTGCTTGATTTTAAAGCCCTCAAGCTGCTTATAATGGTCGTCAAAACCTTTATTTCCTGACATTAGCACTACCCCCCTTGCTTTTGATTATCTTACCAAAATAGTAAACACCATCTTCTTCGTTAAGTTCGTAAGAGATAAGGTCTCCAAGGTTGAAATCAGAAAACGCAGGTACGTTATTAATTTCGCCAACACCATCTTTAGCATTGCCACTAATAACTTCAACCCACATTCTTTCGCTACCAATGCCTCGTTTTTTAGATTCAGCATTAACTGGAAATCTTACTTTAATCATATTATCGCTTTGGAATAATTCATCAGTAGGTAGCGATTTATTACCTTTAATGAATGTCATGTTTTTATTCATTATCTATCTCCCATATGAAATTGGTGACTTATTTTCCAAAATGAATCTTGCATCTTTCGTGCAGTTTCTGAAGTGATGTCAAAAGTTTGAGTATATTCATCAATAAAATCATTTATAGCATCATAAGTGTTATGAATAGCTTGCATTTGATCGGGTGTTAAATGAGCCATAGCCTCTGATCTTACTTGTGCGAGTTCTTCGGCTTTGATTTCCCACTCAGGTCGAGTGTCGATTACTTTATCTATATCTATTTTAGGCATATGTTCGTCTCCTTTTTGCTAGAACAAGATAGTTATATCGGTATTCAATACCATGTGTCAAGCACTAAAATTCATCTAATACACTTTTTGTTTCTAGGTGGGTGTGTGACTTACGAACTTTGCCGTATTCAAGTTCTTCTAATGCCCTTGGGTCATCTTCAAAGAATTGTTCGTTTGGGTCTGGTTCAATTTTTTGAGCCAATATCTTTTTTGTGAATTTTCTTAACTTATTATAATTATTGTTTTTGTTGGTCATAGTTCATATTCCAAACAGCATCATCTGTCTTACATGGCCAACAATACCAAGAAAAGCCTTCATCGGTTGAATAAGACGCACCTGGTTTTTCACATACCGAACAAATGTTCGGCTTTGGATTTACTTGTGCTGCTGTTACCCATGTTCTTCTTCGGCTTTGTTCGCTCATTTTTCTGCCTCCTTTATTGCCCAAAATAATCTTGCTGCAACTTGGGGAACAATACTATTCCCCAAGGATTTTATTCGGTGTGTCCGATCTCGTATCCCATGAGCCACTCGACCCACTCGGGGTTCAGGCTTCCACCAGATTGGTCCTTCTCCGATTTGAAGTCGCTCTCGCTCATCCTCTTGACTATTACCCCCAATTGAGTGTCTTGCCTCTTGTTCCTGTATATGTTCAGATTCTGACCCGAGTCCTTGTAATCCCGAGCCGTTGGTGTAGGGTACATCTCCCTTTTCTTCAGTTCGGCCATCGCAACTGCTGTCTGAAGTGTCGCCCCGAACTTTGTTCCGTTTGCTCGAATCGATGTCTTCCCGTCCTCGCTCACCGATCCCGATATCTTTCCCGTGTGTGCGCCTCTCGGTGTCGCTGTTGGTGTCGGCCACATCATCTGTTTTTCCATTATCGCAACTTTTTGACCCAATGTTGCTAATTCTGGATTCTTTATTCTCGATGGTGGTACGCTCTGTCCGTCCTTGTAATCCCTCGCTCTTGGCGTTGGCCACATCATCTGCTTCTCTTGTTTCTCCTTGAAGTCTACCGCATCCGACAGCTTCGCTCCGAACTTCGTTCCCGTTCCCTTTCTCGTTACTGTGTAACCCGATTTGTTCTCCTCCACATAATTCCCCATTCCTGGGAAGTAGTCCGTTGCTTTCGGAGTCGGCCACATTTTCATTGTCTCCTCGTCCACTTGCTCCCTCAAATTGGAAGGTTTGCTGCGACCCTTCCGATGTCCGTTCTGCATTCGGAGTGTAGCTTCCTCTGACCTTTGGGGTAAATGATCCATCGTGTTCGGAGTGGCCCACAATCCAACATCGTTCTCGTCTGTGTTTGGCATCTGTGGCACAAGCTGGAATAATAAATGGCACGGCTCTATATCCGATGCTTTCCAAGTCAAAGAGACTTCGTTTGAGGCCCATTGGCATGTTAACAAAGCCTCGCACATTTTCCCCAATGATCCATTTAGGTTGTACGTCTTTAATAACCCTAACCATTTCGTGCCAGAGGTCACGGTCTTGTTCGTCAAGGTGTCCTTCTTGTTTTCCAGCAACTGACCAAGGTTGGCAGGGGAATCCTCCAACAACGATGTCTGCGTCTCTAAATTCTTTTCCATTAAAACTCCTTATATCATTAAATATTGGAACATCATGCCAATGTTTTCGCAAGACTTTTTGGCAATAAGGTTCTCTTTCTACAAAGGCGATTGTTTCAAATCCACCCACTAACTTCTCAGCAGCGTAACTAAAGCCACCAATACCACTAAATAAATCAACTATTTTCATTTATAAGTTCTCCGTTGCTGTTCTTGCATCATATTCGCCTCTACTCATGTCTCCATCAACTGAACCAAGCCATTTACGACCACCTGCTCTACTGAAAGAATACTTTGCGATCCTAACTTCATTCAATAACTCTCTTACCAATCCATCAATTGTTCGCTGCGTAGCGTTTTCTAAAACTTTAGGAGCGTCTGGATCTGCACTCATACGTTGCAAGATTGCATCAGCTCCTGATTGTTGTGTTAAGGCCTTACCTTCTCTTTCACATAATGTAATCCAAGCGAACATCGCATCTTTTTTAATCTCTCTGTTACTACCCGAATGTAATCGTGCAATATCTTCAGACCGATCCTCTAATAATCCAGTCATTGTATCACGAATAAAATGTCTAATATCTCGTCTTGCAGGTCCGTTAGACTTAACAACTGCACCATCAAAACATCTGTTTCTTTGATACTCGATACCTAAATCTTGGCAACGCCTACGACCTGTGGACTCGTCAACTTGCCATATTGTAAAGGCACAACGAACACCATCAACTAAAGCAGATGTACCTCGAATCATATTCCTTGCTTGCTCTGGAGATGACACAACAGTATCATCTTTAATTTTTGTCATATGATGACACATGATTACAGCAGCACCTGTTTCTGTAGCTATCTGAGCCAATAAACCTGTTAAAGCTGCACCTGCTGCTGGATCAGAGTTAACATCGGCATGAACAAAAGATGCCAACGGATCAAATACGATTAGCTTCAGATTATTCATTTGCAACATTTGAGCGTATATTTTATCAAACTCATTGCTTGTCTTATAGCCATCATGGGTGTCTTGAAGTATAGGGAAAACACCACCTAGATTTGGCAAAGACACAATACGAAGTTCGTGTTCGTAATTAAACCTAGAATTGTTCGCATCTAAGCGTTCAATTCTTCTGTGCATTTCACCTTCATCATCTTCTGCTGTAAATATAATAGCGTTACCAAACTCAGTAATATGACCACCAAAAGCACTAGACATAGGTTCTCCAGAGGCAACTTTCATAGCCAAATCCAAAGTCATCATACCTTTTCCAGCATCGCCAGACGCAGAAAATATTATAGGAACAGCAAGAGGCAACGTCTCGCCAATCAAAAACTTTTGTTCGGGTGCTTGACCCTCAAAACGATTAATTAATAAACTGCTATCTAATAGGTTAATGTTTCTTTTAACATTCTTAACTGTCGCACTTAGGAACTGACCTATATCAAAACTCTCTGCTATGGCATCAGCTGCATCCCATCTTTCAGGCTTACCTAAAGGTGGAGTTAACATTGTAACTGACTTTGCACCTGCGTTCATAGCTAAGTCTTGCACAAGTTCGGCAACCTTTTTTCCAGCATTATCATTATCTGGCCATATAACTAATTCTTTTCCATGCAACGGAGAAAAGTCAAATTGACTAGATGATTTACGAGATAACATGCCCGCTCCACCCATAGTGCATGTGGCTGTAAAACCTAATTCATTAAGAGCATCAGCACACTTCTCGCCTTCAACCCAGATTATTTTATCAGAGGCAGAAATGTTCGGTATATTGTAAAGAGGTCTAACGTCAGGCATTTTAGGATACGGATTAGTTCCAGTAAACTGACGAAACTCTTTCTTAGGCTTGCCATGATCGTCCATTGTAGGATTCCCTGCACCATCACGCATGTTGTATCGTCTAACCATACAAAGGATTTCTCCATCTGAATTAAGATACAAGTGTTCGCTATCAAAAGGAGTTTTTATATTTATTTGTTGTCGTAAAGATGTATTTATAACTGGAGCAGGAGCTTCTGTATCTCGAACAAATCCAGGCGTATTATCCAGATAAGAACCGAACAATTCTTTTATTTCAGGAAGTCTCATACCACGACCCTCCATCAATATCTTTACAATACCACCTATACCTGAAGCTCCGTTAAAATCCTGACCCTTCATGAAATACGGAGATCGTGGATTAATATCTATCTTTAACGATTGCCCAGCTTCTCCCGATAAAGACCCGATGGAAAACTGATCGCCACGAATAACCCCGTTGGGGTATGTGTTTCGCAACTCATCTATTTGTACTTCTGGAGGAACTTTCTCGCTTATTAGTTCCACCAATTGATGTGAGTTTAACTCACGATTTGTATTGCCAAGTCTTACTATACTCATTATTATATCCTTACCTTCATTGGCTGAAGTTATAGGCGACATTGTTTTCTCTACATTATAATGTCGTCTATTTTAACCCCAACATCTATCTTGAAATTCACACCACTTACACTCAAAAAAATCTTTTGAAAACGCTACTCTTGGCAAAGTTTCTTTTGCTTTTGTGGCTTCTAAAATATTTACTGCTTTATCACTCATCTCCTGTGCCAAGTTTTTGTTGAATGGCACGAGTTCGTAGTATATCTGGCTTGTGTTTTTATTTAATACTGTGAACAAACATGGGTATTCTGTTAAGTTCATATAGGCTTGATACACAGCTATCTGAGCGGCATAAACTGCATTAGTTCTGGCTACACCCTTCATCATAAATTCTCTAAACTTTTTATCATTGGCTGACTTATTCTC